AGAAGAAATTTAAAAATCGTAAAGACCAAGATATTGATAATGATGGTGATGAAGATGAGTCTGATGAATATCTTCACAATCGTCGTAAAACTGTAAGTAAAGCAATTGACACAGATGATGAGTCTGGTGAACCAGTTGCAAAAACTGATCGTCGTAAAAAGCTTGACAAAAAAGATAACGATGCTGATATGGAAGCCGAAGGCTACGGTAAAAAGAAAATGAAAGAGGCTATGGAAAAAGGTATGCCTCCTGGAGAACATGTGTTTGACAAAGAAGTTGATGGCAAAAAAATCATGGTTCATAAACTTGAAAAAACTGGTAAGTTCTGTGCATATGTTGATGGCAAAAAAATCGGTGAATATGATGATTTGAAATCTGCAAAATCAGCAGCAATGGACTCATCTGAAGCTGTTAAAAACGAAGGCTACAACAAAAAGATGAAAAAAGAAGAACTTCAAGCTAAATTAGAAGGCTCTGATCTTGATGAAATAAGTAAAAAAACTCTTGGTAATTACATTAGGAGATCGGCAGATGATCTGGAACATCATGGATTCACAGTTGGTGCAAATAAGCCAAAGCAAGATTACAATAAAGCAGCTAATCGGCGTATTGGAATTCGAAAGGCAACAGATCGTTTGACTAAAGAAGGTGAAGAACAAGCAAGACCGGGCACAAAAGCCCAACAAAGAGCGTTTGATAAAGCTGATAAAACTGCGAAGCCAAAAGATAAAGTATCTTTGAAACCTATGCCTGCTTCATTGTCAATAAAAATGAAAGATGAATCAATAGGTAGAACAGCTGGAAATAGCTATCATAATCTACAAAAGGCAAAGAGAATGGCGGCAAAAGATGGCCACGACTATGATAAGTTACCAGCATATGATCGTACACATGATAACCACAGAGACTATTACGATAACAAAGCTAAAACAACAAAAGAAGATAAAACGCCTAGCTATCTTATGAAGCGTATTCAAGAAAAGGCTAATCATGTACCTCAAGACGAAACTAGAGATAGTTTTGATAAACAGGTCGCTGGTCGCAGACTTACAAAAACATTTAACAATGAACTTGAAGGACAAATGACCGAACAAGAATTTGTAGCTATGCATGATCCTAGAAATGCAGAAGTTCCAGAATTCGCAAATGCTCCAGTAGTACATGCAAAAACGTTTAAATCATTTAAAGATTCCGTAAAAGCGGGTCCTAAAAGAAGTGGTGACAACGACAAAGGTGATAAAAACGTCATTAGGAATACTTAAAAAGTGAAATAATAATGAAAATATTTGATGATGTAAATGAAGATAATCTTGTGCTATTTGCAGCAAGAAATTATTATAATCCAAAGTGTATAGATGTTGATGAATTTTATGAAGATTTGAATAGAATAAAATATGTGAAAAGACTAGTAAATAGGTATCTAGGCCGTGAAGATAAAAAACTATCTGTGCGGCTGATACTTAATCATATTGTTATTATATTTAACGTTTTTGGAATTGAAGCGGCAACTAAAATTATGAGATTAAAATTTGATAATCGCAATTGGTCAATTATTAAACCATTTTTGATCTATTTGAAATATATAAAATATGATGAATATTCGGATATTGAAATGGATCAATTTGTAGTAGATGAATTAAGAAAGATATAAAAATGGGAATGATTGCAAGAGCGGGTGACCTGCTTTATACTTTTAGATTTTTAACACTATTGGTTACACCATTTGATAGAACAAATGCTTTTAAACTTGGCATAATTGATCGTGATGGTGTAAGGCAAAAAGAAGTAGAAATAAAAACTAGTGAACAAAAAAGTGCGTACACTCATTTTCATAGAATGGTATTTAACATTAAAAAATTGATAGCGAAAGCACCTGGAGGAAAGACTACTGTAGGATCATATGCTGCAGCACTTTATTTAATAAAAGAAAAATATAATTTAAATGATGATTCTCTCAAAAAATTAGCTGAAAAATGTGGATATGATTCTTTTGATTTTTTAGCGGAAGAAAATACATGGTTTACTTCCGAAGGTAATAAACTATCTAAAGGCGTGTATAAAATAAAGAACAGTAAAGTTTTAAATGTCAATATAGAAGAAATAGTAAAAGCAAAAGATCAGATTAGAATTGAAGAAGAATGTTATCCAGTAGGAAATATTTTTGGATTGAATATTTACGAAGCAAAGCATTTAAAAACGAATCAGAAAATATACATTACTATTGAGGAGATAATGTAATGAGAACGCCAAGAAATTTAAAACTTATTAATAAAATAAAAAATAGTGGCGTTGCTCCTAAAGGAACATCTATGGGTAAGAATACCAAAGAAAATTCTGAATATGATAATGAAGGTGGTATGGCAAAAGGTCAACTAAAAACTATTGCGGATGCTGCTTTGGAATTGCATGATATGTTAAAAGATGATACTAATATGCCCGAATGGGTTCAGTCAAAAATAACAAAAGCTACGGATTATATTGATACTGCTAGAGATTATATGAAGAATGAATTACCCGCAAAATCGGTCAAAGAAGATGCTCCTGCAATGAGTATGAGTGGCGGTCATGTTGCAAGTCATGATGCATTTCCTTTAGGTAATCCTAATCATGATAAAATGATTAGAAGAAACATGAAACCTATTGATGTTGAAGATAAACGATATAAAAAGAAAAAGCGCCAAGGTGAAACTGTAGTACTCAAAAGATTTAAAGGTTATATGAAAGGTCTATAATGCTAACTTTCAAATCATATTTAACTGAAGCTACTGGTAAAGGTTTAACAATCTTTGACATAGATGAAACTATGTTCAAAACAAACGCTAAAGTTGGTATAAAAAAAGACGATAAGATTATTAAGAAACTTACAAATCAAGAGTATAACACATACAAATTAAAATCTGGCGAAAGTTGGGATTTCGGCGAATTTAAAAACGCTGAAGTATTCAATAAAACATCAACACCTATAGCTAGAATGATTGACAAAGTAAAAGCTATTCTGAAAAATGCAACTAAAGCAGGATCAAAAGTTATTATCGTTACTGCAAGAGCGGACTTTGATAATAAGAAATTATTTCTAGATACATTTAGACAACAAGGCATTGACATTGACAAAGTTTATGTTGAACGTGCTGGCAATTTAGGTCATGGTCCACCCGCCGAAAATAAGATAGTAATTTTTAAAAAATATTTAGATCAAGGCATTTATAAGCGTATTCGTTTCTTTGATGATGCTAAGAGTAATCTTACTGCATTCTTATCACTTCAAGATCAGTATCCAGATGTAAGTTTTGAAGCTTTTTTTGCCAAGTCTGATGGCAGGGTTAACCGGGTGAGATAATGTTAAAAGTTTATGTGACACTTTTTGTTATTGGTATTATAGGTTCTATAGGCTTTGCAGGTTATAAAACTTGGAATAATATGCAAGCTAAAATAGAAGTTCTCAAGGAAAATAACGCCAAATTGAATGTTGCTGTTGAAACGCAGACTGCAACAATTTCTACTATGGAAAGTGATATAGTAAGAGTTAATAAACAGCTAGATAAAGTAAATAAAGATTTAAGACGCACACGCACCAGAAATAAAATTTTATTGAAAAAGATACAAAAACACGATATTGGTATGTTAGGTGAAGCAAAGCCCGATTTAGTGGAACGTGTTATAAATAATGCAAGTGAAAAAGCACTAAGATGTTTTGAAATTATATCTGGCGCTGAATTGAGAATGGAGGAAAAGAATGCAAAGAATGGTAAAGCGTTCAATAGTGAATGTCCTTGGCTTTATGATGATCTTAACATTGCTGACGGGTTGCTTGGGTCGCAATGACATTCCAGAGCCAATACAAATAAGAACAAAACCAGTCGATAAACCTGAACTCATTTTGCCTAAAGCTGATGAATTAATACAGAGAAAAATAGAGTGGATTCTTGTTACACCAGAAAATCATAAAGAGTCTTTTGCTGAATTAAAAGATAAGGGTAGACCTCTTGTTTTCTTTGGCTTAACTGATCAAGGTTATGAAAATATTTCTCTAAATTTATCTGATATCCAGATGTATGTTTCACAACAACATGCTATAGTTGATGCTTATGAGAAATATTATAATCAAGCAGAATCAAAACTTGACATGGCAGTTACCTTAGAATGATTACCCCACTCACTAAGAAGAATCTTATTATAACAGATTCTTAGGATTTGTCAATATAATAAAAAGTTGATTTGTCGCATCAAAATAGTAGCAAAATATCTAATAATCATTAATATATGTACTTTACAAATACCTAAAAATACTATATAATGATACAGATATAAAAATCAAACAAAATATAGACAGGAAAAGCGAATGCTATTTGAAGAACAAATTGCACGGAAACCAGATTTGTACCCGTGGACAAAACAATTTATTGAAGCTATTTGGAAAGGCTTCTGGACACCCGAAGAATTTAATTTTAGATCAGACTACTCCCAATTTAAAACTGATCTTACTGAAGCCGAACAACAAATAGTCATAAAAACAATGTCGGCAATCGGGCAAATCGAAATAGCAGTTAAGAGTTTCTGGGCTGATGTAGGTAAACATTTGCCACATCCTTCTATAAAAGATTTAGGATATGCTATGGCAAACTCTGAAGTCATTCACAATATGGCTTATGAAAAAATTCTTGATGTTCTTCATATGACACATGTATTTGAAGAAAATTTGAATGAAGAAGTTATTAAAGGTCGTGTGGATTATCTCCGTAAATATAACAACAAAGTTTATGAAGATGATAAAAAGCAGTACATCTATTCAATTATTTTGTTTACCTTGTTTGTTGAGAATGTAAGCTTGTTTAGCCAGTTCTATATAATCATGCATATGAATAGAAACAAAGCGGTAATGAAAGATTGTGCCCAACAAGTACAATACACACGAAATGAAGAAATGCTTCATGCACAAGTAGGTATCAAGTTAATTCAAACTTTACGTCATGAGTATCCAGAATATTTTGATAAAGAATTGCAAGACCGCATTGAGCAAGAATGTATTGATTCATTAAAAGCGGAGAGTAAAGTAATTGATTGGATTATGGGAGATTATGCAGTAAAAGGATTAGATGCTAATATTTTAAAATCTTTTATTGCATATCGTATGGCAGAGTCTATTGATCAAATTGGTTTTAATAGTTCGGAAATTAAATTTGATCAAGCTGCCGTTGATGAAACGTTTTGGTTTGAAGAAGAATTGTTAGGCGCAAATATGACAGATTTCTTCCAAAAACGTCCTGTAGAATATGCTAAAGGACAAGGCATTACTGCAGATGATTTATTTTAGGAGTATATAATGGGATTTGAATGGGCTAATGAAGATGCACGGACTTTTCTAAGCCGTGGATATATTGACGGTAATATGACTGTTGAAGAAAGAGTGAGGAATATTGCTCAGACAGCGGAAGCTATTCTTGATAAAGAAGGTTTTGGCGATAAGTTCTATGATTACATGAGTAGAGGTTTTTACAGTCTTTCTTCTCCAGTTTGGTCAAACTTCGGCACTAAAAAAGGTTTACCAATTTCATGTAACGGTGTTTACATTGAAGATGATATGGCATCTATCTTAATGAAAAATGCTGAAGTGGGAATGCAAACAAAAATGGGTGCTGGTACATCTGGCTACTTTGGCGCCATTCGTGCCAGAGGTGAAGATATTAACTCTGGTGGTACTGCGGATGGTCCAGTTCACTTTATGAATCTTACTGAAACTCAAGTTGATGTTGTGGCGCAGGGTTCGGTAAGACGTGGATCTTTTGCTGCATACTTGCCCATTGACTCTCCAGACATTATGGAATTCTTAGAGTGTAGAGAAGAAGGTTCATCTATCATGCACTTATCTTTAGGTGTTTGCATTTCAGATGAATGGATGCAATCTATGATTGATGGCGATTCTGATAAAAGAACAGTTTGGGCAAGAGTATTGCGTAAGCGCCGTGAGAGTGGATATCCATATCTTTTCTTTAGTGATACTGTTAATAATAATAAACCACAAGTTTTGAAAGATAAAGACGTTCCTATTTGGGCATCTAATCTTTGTTCTGAGATTTGTTTACCTTCAAGTGAAGAATGGTCTTTCGTCTGCAATCTTGCGTCTATGAACTGTGCAACATTTGACGATTGGGAAAACACGGACGCTGTAGAAACTATGATTTGGTTTCTTGATGCTGTAATGGAAGAATATTGTGAAAAAACAAAAGACATTGCATTTATGCATTCAGCATATAATTTTGCATTACATTGGAGAGCATTAGGTTTAGGTCAATTGGGTTGGCACACATATCTACAGTCAAAAGGTTTAGCATTTGAATCGTTTGAAGCGCATATGTTATCTACAAAAATTAGTAAGTTTATTGATGATAAATCACTTGAGGCATCACAAGAATTAGCTATCGAATATGGTGAACCTGCAGGTATGTTAGGTACTGGTGAAAGAAACTTGACACGAACAGCAATTGCACCAACAACATCTTCTTCATTTATTTTGGGTCAAGTATCACCATCTATTGAACCTCTTGCATCTAATTACTTTACAAAAGACTTAGCGAAAGGTAAATTTACTTATCGTAATCCACATCTAAAAGGTGTATTGCACGATCATGGTAAAAACGATGATGCAACTTGGAAATCTATTCTTATCAAAGGTGGATCAGTTCAACACTTGGATTTCTTATCTCAAAAAGAAAAAGACATATATAAAACTTTTAGTGAAATTACTCCATTGTCTATTGTGCAACAAGCTGGTGCTAGACAAAAATATATTGACCAATCTCAATCGCTAAATATACTCATACATCCAGACGTTCCTGCAAAGGACGTTAATTCATTAATAATAGAGGGTTGGAAGTTGGGAGTAAAAACATTTTATTATCAGCGATCTGCAAACCCCGCACAAGAATTAGTAAGAGATATTATGACTTGTGCGTCATGTGAGGGCTAATATATGGCAAGAAAAGAAACATTTTATATTGACTGTCCTTTATGTCAATATCAAACCGAAGTAGAAGTTTTAAATGGTGATAATGACGCAGAACCAGAATGTTGTCCTATGTGTGGTAGTCCTATAGAACTATACACTGACGAGGATGAAGAAGAATAGTGTGGTTTTATGAAAACAAAGAATTTAATCCAACTGAAAGTGAATTAGAGTCTTGGGTTGGATTTGTATATTGTATTACCGATTTAACTAATAGTAAAAAGTATATAGGCAAAAAAACTTTTTGGTCAACAAGAAGGTTAAAGCCATTAAAGGGTAAGAAACGCAAAAGAGTTAGGAAAACTGTATCCGATTGGATGAAATATTATGGGTCAAATGTAGAAGTTAAATTACTTCTAGAAGAAAGTGGTGAGAAAAGATTTAAAAGAGAAATACTATTATTATGTAAAACCAAAGGCCTTATGAGTTACTATGAAGCTAAAGAGCAATTTGATCGGGAAGTACTTTTCAAAGATGAATATTATAATGAATTTATAGGTTGCAAAATTCATTCAAATCATGTGAAAGGAAAAGATGATGGGTCAAGTAGTTGAGTTTCCAAGTAAAGTTGAAAAAGAAATATCTGATGTAGATGTTCAGTACTTAGAACTTGAAAGACAAGCGAAAGAAATAAAAGAACAAAAAAGCGCGATTGCAAAATCAGTTGAAGAAAGGTCTAAAAAATGTACGAATATAAATGTAAAATCTTGAGGGTAGTTGATGGCGACACAGTAGACATTGACATTGACCTAGGTTTTGGTATTTGGATTCATAAAGAACGAGTCAGAATGATGGGTATCGATACTCCAGAATCTAGAACTAGAGACTTACTAGAAAAACAGTTTGGTCTAGCAAGTAAAGCCAGACTAAAAGAATTATTGCCTGTTGGTTCAACTCAAATTTTAAAGACTGAGATTGATAAATCTGGTGAAGATAAAAAAGGCAAATTTGGTCGTGTACTTGGAGACTTTTTGGTCGAAAGAAAAGTTGGTGGTACACATGAACAAAATGTTAGAGCCACTTCTATTATGGTTGAAGAAGGATATGCAGTAAAATACTTTGGTCAAAACAAAGCCGATGTTATAACAGCACATTTAGCCAATAGAAATAAATTATTACATGAAGGTAAAGTTGTTATTAAAGATTGACAAACGATTTAAAATATGCTATGATATTCATGATGAACAACGGAGAATACAATGATTCTAATTGATTATAATGGCGTGGCAGTTGGTACTTTTCTATCTCAGAAAGGTAATATGGTAGAAGAAGGTCTTTTACGAGTCATGATTCTAAACCAAATTCGTATGTATCGTAAAAAGTATTTTAAAGAATATGGTGAAGTAGTAGTTGTTGCAGATGGTGGTGGTAACTTCCGTAAAGAAATATTTCCACAATACAAATGGAGACGTTCTGAAAGTCGTGAAGAATCGTCGATTGATTGGAATGAGGCATTTCGCATTCTTAGTGTTATATTTGATGAAATTGCAGAAAACTTTCCATACAAAACTATTAGACAATGGGGTTGTGAAGCTGATGATACAATCGCAAGAATTGCGTTTGAAACTCAAGAGTTTGGTAAGCATGAAAATGTTATGATTATTTCTGGTGACCACGATTTTATCCAACTACAAAAAATGCCAAATGTAAAACAGTTTAGTCCTATCACTAAAAAAGCTGTAACTGTAGATGATCCCCATAGATGGACTATGGAGAAAATATTTAAAGGTTGTGGTAGTGATGCAGTTCCTAATATTCTATCTCCTGATAATGCAATTGCTGATGGCATACGTCAAAGACCTATGACTAAAAAGAAAATGGATGCTTGGATTAATGCAGATGATATGCGTAAAGAAATGGGAGAAGAAATCTATAGAAACTTTTGTCGTAATAAAAAACTTGTAGATTTGACAGAAACTCCCGAAAACATAAAACAAGAAATTATAAATACATATGAAGCACAAGATCCTCACAAAAATAAGGGTAAGGTGTTTCCCTACTTGGTAAAGAATCGTTGTAGACTATTATTGGAATGCGTACAGGAGTTTATATGAAATATGTTTTTGAAATGTTAGATGAAGTGAAATCTACAAAAAAAGTGGAAGATAAAATACAAATTCTTCAAAGTTATAATTCAATTTGGGCATTAAAAGATGTACTGAGAGGTACATATGATACATCTTTAGAATGGGATCTCCCTAAAGGATCCCCTCCTTTTGAGGCTAATCAAGGTTTTAATGCTCCAGCTAATCTTTTACAAGAGCATAAGCAATTTAAGTATCTTGTCTTAGGTGAAGCAAGTAAGAATTTACCTAAGCTTCGGAGAGAAATGCTATACATAAAATTATTAGAATCAATTCACCCAAAAGATGCAGAGGTTGTAATTAATATGACAAGTCAAAAAAATATAACAGGTGTTTCAAAGACAACAGTACAGAAAGCTTTTCCTAATCTAATACCTACATAGATGTTTACCAATTCAACCAAAAATAAAAAAACTTTGATGCTGGCTTCTCCCTGAGTTGCCAGCTTTTACTTTTAATAAGGAGAATGCCATGCCTCATACGCAAATTCAAAGATTAATCAACGATAGTGCAGAATTACAGAATTTTGTATATAAACTTGAGAATGAGGGAAAATACGATTTAGTAAAAAAAGTCAGAGCAAAGAAGGAATTTTTAGACAAATATATAACGAAAAAATCTATAATGTCTGGAGTAGAAACAGCATAATAAATTCAAATAAATTCAAATAATTTAAAAAAGGGGGTTGACAACAGCCCCCTTTTATGTTAGATTACTAGTATAGAAAGAATCACTTGAAAGAGAAACCAATGTATCGTATCAATCAAATCGCAAAAATCTTAAATTGTGCAGAAGTCTTTGCCGCGCAAGTTTTAAGCAAAATTTCTCATATGGATCTTAGTGAAATGAGCCAAGAAGAATTTGAGTTTTGGGTTAACTATTACTCGACAAGAGCCGATTGGGATCCCAGCACTATGCGCCAAGAAGAATTTGAGTTTTGGGTTAACTATTACTCGAAAGATTTGATCAATGCTTGATACGAATCATATGATTACTTTCGTGGCAGTCGCCTATGTAAATTAAGGGTTGACAAGACCCTTTTTTTATGCTATTAATAGTATGTAATCAGAGAGAAAAGAGAATCACTATGAAAATCGCAGAAACAATCCTTTCACAAATCAAAACAATTGATCCTCGCGCACTTTGGGCTTGGGGTTCAAAAGAATATATGCGTACCTCTACAGACGGTATCATGTTCAAAACTTCAGGAATGGTTAAGTGGAAAGGAAAAGTTCAGATCGAATTGAATGGTTCTGACCTTTATGATATTACTTTTATGCGTATCCGTAAAGTCAAAGGCGTACATACTTGTATCACTGATAAAAAAATGACAGACGTTTTTGTTGAGGATCTTGTTAGTGTTATTGATATGCAAGTAGGATAAAGCAATTATAAATAACGACAGTTGAGCCAGCATTGCTGGCTTTTCTATATAAAGACTAGACAAGATAAAAAAAATATGTTATAATAAGTGAAAGATGAATCGTTAAAGAAAGTGTCAAATGAATATCTTTATACTAGACAATGATCCGATCATTGCAGCACAACAGCAATGTGATAAACACGTTGTAAAAATGATAGTAGAAAGTGCCCAAATGCTTTCTACAGCACATAGAATGTTAGATGGTACCGTTGAAACACGACCATCAAAATCTGGTAAACGTATGATTAAATATTACCGCCATCCAGATGAAAGTTTAGAAAATACTTTGTATAGAGCGGTTCATCACCATCATCCATGTACTGTATGGACTATGAAAACCGATAATAACTATATGTGGCATTATGATCATTTTCGTGCCCTTTGTAAAGAATATACATATAGATATGGAAAAATTCATAAAACAGAACCTTTACTCACAAAAATATTACAATCTACTCCAAAAAATATTAAACCAGGCTACAAATACATGTTGTCTGAATTTGCGCTTGCAATGCAGCACGAACCTCAATGTATGTATCCAGATAATCCTGTAAAGTCTTATCGTGAATATTACAAAACAAAACAAGATAGGTTTAAAATGTCATGGACAAAACGAGAATGCCCAGATTGGTTCACAGCCGTAGCAAGTTAGTAAAATACGAATATAGCAATCTGCAAAGAGCTAGAAAATTGTCTGCAGAAAACCCTAATAAAATTGCTATAATTAAACTTTGGGAATTAGAACTACATAAGCAAAAATTAGCAATACAAATGGATATGTCATGCCCCTTTACACGATAAAAAATATTAAAACTAAAGAAGAATGGGATGTTGAATGTAGTTGGAATGAACTACAGGAAATGTTAAAAACAGATAATGATTTAACACAAAAACTATCTATGCCAAAAATTGTTGGAGGTGTAAGAGATCCCAAAACACCTGATGGATTTAAAGATCATTTAAGAAGAGTCAAGCAACAATCAGGTAAAGGTAACACTATTAGGGTATGAAAAAAACTAATTCACTCACAGTTAATATTGAAGAACTGGAAGAAATCGAACCCATCACTGAAAATCAAAACAAAGCATTTGATTACTGGGATGACAACTTAAATTTAATTCTGTCGGGCAGTGCTGGTACAGGTAAAACTTTTATAGCATTATATCTCGCCTTAGAAGCAATGTTAAATGATCCAGATATTTATCGTAAGATCATTGTATTGCGTTCTGCCGTCACGACAAGAGACCAAGGGTTCTTACCAGGAACTAAAGAAGAAAAAGAAGCGTCATATGAAGCACCATATCGTCTTGTATGCTCAGAACTATTTGGGTTTGAGGGTGCTTATAATAAAATGAAAACTGCAAACAAAATACAGTTTGAAACAACATCTTTTCTTAGAGGTTGTACTTTTGACCAAGCTATTGTTGTAGTCGATGAAATGCAAAATCTAAATTTTCACGAATTAGATTCTGTAATAACACGAATCGGTAAAGATTGTCGTATTATTTTTTGTGGTGATCATAAACAGACCGATTTTAAATTTAAAGATGAAAGTGATGGCATTATAAAGTTTATGAATATTATTGAGCAAATGAGATTTTTTAGAATTGTAAATTTTGGTTGGGAAGATATTGTTAGGTCTGATTTAGTTCGTGACTATATAATGACGAAAGATATTTTAAATGTTTAAGGAGAAAAAAATGATTAAACAATGGCTTGCCGAGAAAGTAGGAGAAAAAACTTCTTGGAATGGTGCCGCGTTAATTGGTTTTGGAGTTATTGTTCTTATTGCTGGACCATTGGCTAAACTTGCAGCATATGGTGCTATTATTTATGGTGCGTACTGTATTTGGGAGAAAGGTGATGATTGAAATATATGGAAAACCTAACTGCGGGTTTTGTGATATGTCTGTTGAATTAGCAGAAAGATATAATTTAAAATATGAATATAAAGATGCAACAGATTTAGAAATCTATAGCCAGCTTTTAGAAAAAATAGGATCAGTTCCTACAGTGCCACAAATATTTTGGAATAACAATCACATTGGTGGTTATGAAAGTTTTGTTGCAGAAATAGAAAATACAAGAGAATTTGGTCAAAGCGGCTTTTAAAAGGAGATAGAAATGACCTTTGAATTAAAAGAAGAACATATAGAAGAAATCCTTCATACAGAAAATTCTAATGAATGGTATTCTGCAATGAAAGAAATGTTTTCAAAGTATGAAATTAATACACCAAATCGTGTAGCTGGATTTTTAGCGCAAACAGGGCACGAAAGTGCAATGTATAAAACTATTACTGAAAATTTAAACTATTCGTCTAAAGCACTAGATGCTATTTTTGGTAAATACTTTAAACGTGCTGGTGTTGATGCTCAAAAATATCATAGACAACCAGAAAAGATTGCTAACCGTATCTATGCGGGTCGTATGGACAACGGAGATACTGCATCTGGCGATGGTTGGACATTCAGAGGTGGTGGCATCTTGCAACTCACTGGACGCTATAACTATACAGAGTTTGGTAAGACTGTAGGAATGTCGGCTGAAGAAGCAACAGATTATGTACGTACAAAACAAGGTGCTATTGAGAGTGCTTGTTGGTTTTGGAAAACAAATAATATTAATAAGTATTGTGATAATGATGATATTGTTGGTATGACAAAACGAATTAATGGCGGAACTATTGGACTAAAAGATAGAAAGCTTCATTACGCACACGCGCTAGAAATTCTAGGCGGACATTGGGAGCCAGATGATGATGACGATGATGTAAAATATAATCTTTTGAGAGTAGGCTCAAATGGAAGCGATGTAAAAAAATTACAAGAGGCTTTAGGTCTTGATGCTGATGGAATCTTTGGTCCAGGAACAGAAAGTGCAGTAAAAGCATGGCAGAGGGAAAACGATTGTTCTCCTGACGGTATTGCTGGACCACAAACACTAAGTAAAATTTATTCATAGAGGAGTAAGATGATTTAAGATGGCTAAATTCGGTAGGTACGACCCTCGGAATAAGAAGCGGGATAGAAATAAAACCCATTCTCAAAATAAAGATATTAGAATTAGGGATGTGGAAGAAAACCGATCTAGTTTTAAGATAAAAGGAAATACTCCTACATATGCTATAATAGATGAATGGGATGATGAGGAAAAAGATCGTGATTAAAACTATTCTGACGGATTGTGATGGTGTTCTTATGAATTGGGAACAAGCATTTAATGAATGGATGATCAGCAATGATCATTCAATTCACCCTGATTATGAAACTTCATATGATATGGCTAAAAAATATAATATTACTGAAGATACTAAGCGTAGTTTGGTTAAACAATTTAATGAATCATCACGTATTGGTTTTTTACCTCCGCTTAGAGATTCTATTAAATATGTTAAAAAACTTCATGAAGAACACGGATATGTTTTTCATATGATAACATCACTATCAAAAGATCATTGGGCAGGTAAACTAAGAATAGAAAATACCGAAAAACTTTTTGGTAAAACTGCTTTTGAAAAATATATCTTTCTTGATGTAGGTGCGGATAAAGATGATGCATTAAAGCAGTATGCAGATAGCGAACTTTTATGGATAGAAGATAAACATGAAAATGCTGTTACAGGAGATAGATTTGGATTAAATTCTGTTTTAATATCGCACGACCATAATAAAGATAGTTATTTTGAAAGATATGATAATTGGAAACAGTTATATGAGGCAATCACATGAAATCTATTGCAGAACTATTAAATCTAAGATATCAGTACGAAACCTTTATGTTAAGTTTAGAAATACCAGAAAATAGAAAATCTAGTTGTATAAATAACATAAAGTGGTTTAAGGAAAATGGTCATGTAAATAATCGTTTTAGACCAGGGTTTAATGAAAGTACTAGTATTGCAGACGTAATATTAGGAGAATATTACAAGAGGGAATAGATGGCAAGATCAAGATCAAGTTATGTAGCAAAAGCTTTCGGATCATCTGGAGTTTTTGCTACAGCTATTCCAGAACGGACCGCGGATGGTGTGGAAACAAAAGCCGCAGCAACTTCTGGAGCACCGACAATATCTGCAACGGCGCCTGATTCTCCTAAGTCGGGCGACTTTTGGTATAATACTACCTCAAAAGCTTTACAAGTATATGATACGAATCAATGGGTTGCAGCATCACCAGATAAATCGGTTGCTATGGCAATTGCACTAAGTTAAAATTAAAGGGTAAAGGGTTATAAAAAATGGCTAAGAAAAGAGTGTACGGATATACGATAGATGCGGAAAATAATTATATTCGTATTCCAGACAATGTCCATAAAGAAAGACTTTTACTTATTACGGATGTAGATACCGGTAAAATACTTTATAATTTTGCTGATACTTCTTTTATTGCAACCGCCGTTAATTATAATGATGAAACTGAATATACTATTATTACTACGTCTGTTGATTTATCAACTGAAGGCGTAACTGATACTTCTAAATTACAAATTTTTATTGATAAAGAAGAAACTCTCTTTTCGCCGATCGAGCCTCTCCTCGATCCGGTAAGTAAATTAAGAGTATCCAATCCTGAAAACCTAATTGACACCGACTTTGAATACGGTATGCAAAGTACAAAATGGGAAACTTTGCAGACAGTAAATAATATACCAACAGTTTATAGTACAAGCGGAGATACGCCTGTCGAGGGTGTTACTTCGGTTATAAGTGTTCAAGGATCAAAACAAGTAAAGGTTACTACTGATACGCCACATGGAATGCAAATAGGAAATCCTATAAGTGTTCAAGGTGTTGAAGATTATCAATCGGAAGGTTATTTTGTCATTTCAGGTGTTGCCAATTCGTTAACATTCTTTTTTGAATTAGATGTTGAGTCATCAACGACCGGAGATATTAGTGGTAGTTATACTAGTATTATTGCAGCTAAATTTTTTGAAGGATCACCTCTTAACTTATACGCGGAATCAGGCGCAGTAACAAATAATGCAAGCCCAAGCACCCTTTCAGTAACAACAAATGAAACTCACGGATTTAATACAAATACAAAAGTTTATCTTAGAAATACTGTTGGTCCTAAAACACTATCCATAGCAAATTCAGCGGGAACTGCTCCAGATGGTCGACCATATTTAGATTTACAAAGTCTATTTTCAACTACTTCAATAGTCGATACCAGTGTATCAACAAGCCGAGGCGGTTTTAGAAATTCTCCTGTTATAACATACGATTGGGAATCAACGTATACTTTATATCTATCTTCGGGTGCTATCGACACTAGTAATAATCAGATTACATGGACAGCCCATGAGATGCGGGACAAATATACTGTCTTGTTTAATACACCAAATAAAGATGGTAGTGACTGTGGGATGACTGATGGTTACGTATACTATGTTAAATATGTAGATGATAACACTATTTCTCTATATACTGACGAAGCTTTATCCAGTCCAGTTAATTTAACAACATATCTTGGAACATACGGTACTCCTAGATTAGGTTTATGCTATCAGATAACATCTGCTAATGGATATCAAAGAGATACTGCATTTTACGATTCTTTAACTCTCGGTGCTGGTTTTACAAGTGCATATAGTACTTATTATATGAATGTCTATGGCTCGAACGGATCTAGTAGTTCATCTCCAATTCAAGCATATAGTACGAACAATGGTAGACATGGCGTAACAGGAAGAGCATATTGGAATCTTACCACATCTGGAACAGTTTATTATAGTGTAACAGTTAGTTCAGAAAGAAACTTTGACTTTGCAAGACTATATATTAATAATAGTCAAAGAGTAAATATATCAGGTAGTACTACGGTGACTGGATCTTATTATGCTAGTGCTGGTAACCAAGTTAGATTTGAATATCGGAAAGACGGTAGTGTTAACACCTACTCTGATAGAGGTTATTTAAATTATATGTATGGCACAGGCACCGCCACTGTAACTGAAGCTCAGAAGAAAAAATCCGGGGCAGATTTATATGAAACCACATGGGGCCTTGGTAGAGCGCAGCCTCAATTTGTATCGGCATTTCAGGGAAGAACACCAGGAGCGTATTTATCTGCGCAGGACGCTTTTTCGTATCAAACAAATTTAAGAACAAATGGTAGATATGGACAAATTAATATTCCTAATACTACTACTGCTAGTTCCCATGTCACAAATGGATTAAATTTAAATTCATATGACAGTAATACTGCTTATGGATCAAATTCACAGATTTATTATGTATTGTGTAACTACTTGAATGCTGATAGAAATACAATTTATAAAACAGATCATGGCGCGACAGATGATCAAACTGTAAATATTTCTATTGCTGATTCGGAATGGGCAGCTGGTGAAAGGTTTATTTTTGGTAATTCTTCAGGTTCTGCTGTGACGATGCCTCAGCAATTTGACACAACTATTAGTGTAGTAAACAATGATGTGTTTAAACTACAGACTTCTTTATCTCCTGAAACTGACGATATTATGCAATTCCCATCGAAATTTACTATGAATTTTCAATCACAAAATCCTTTATTTAATACTTTTTATGTTACAAATCATAAAATAACTGGTACAGCCGAGGCTACATATAAAGTATCTGGCTTAAATGAACCAGCGCCAACGGTCTATAATATAACTGCTGAAACAGGAAATGCGAATTATCTATTTACAGGACCTACGGTTGGATCTCTTAAACCCGATCCAGGGTTAGTCGTATACAGGGGTTTAACTTATAATTTTGTTGTATCTGCCGCTGGCCATCCGTTCTATTTAACAACAGATGATGGAACTGGATATGTATCTGGAAGTTATGTCGGAGAATATACAACAGGTGTAACTAATTCAAGAGCCGATGCCGGTACGGTCGCATGGACTGTTGATGCCGGAACTGCGGATACTCTTTATTATCAGTGTGGTAATCATGCAGGTATGTTTGGAACAATTACAGTTCGTGATGCTGGAACAGCTATTGGCGGTTTAACAAATAATACTAATTATAACTTAATTAGAATAAATGATTCTAGATTATCATTACAGTCAGCATCTGGATCAAATACATCTGCAACAGGTGTAACTGCCGCTGTGGGCGCAGCAAATAATAATACTTTGACTAATTTGTTTGTTGATCTTGAAACACCTTTAGGTATAACTCCAAGCGCGGCGTCTATTACAAAAGTAGAATTTAGGGGCGACTTTGGTTGGACGCGTGAATATGTATTGATGACATTCTCAGATGGAGATGAATATTATGTTGGTGAAAGAGATGGCGCAGATACCTCTGCTTGGCTAGAAGATATTTATTTTTCTGTTAAAAATGTTACTGATCTTTTAACAACACAGGGCGGCAAAAAAGGTATAACTCTTACGTTTAATCCTACATCCTTAATCGATTGGCCAGTTTATGGAATGTCTAATTATTGGGAAATTAGGCTTACTGTTTCAGCCGATACAGGAACAATTGTATTATCCGGCTCTGGAACTGGGGAACAAGACTTTGTTGTTAATAGTTTGGTCGGTGCATATGATGGAGTATTTAATCTTACAAACGGAAGTGATAATAAAAAGTTTGACTTAACAACTGATTTCCTAATTCCTGAAAGAAGTTATATTTTCACAAATACAGCAATAAATGCAGTAGATGATGAAATCACTCTTAGTGCTCCTCATAATTTTATAACTGGAGAAAAAGTTTCGTATATTGCTCCTGCCTCGGGCCATGTCGCAGATCCATCAATATTAACAGAGTTAAATGTTATAGTTATAGATGAGACAAAAATAAAATTAGCAGGAAGTTATGTAAGTGCAATCAATAATATTCCAATGTCACTTACGGTTCAAACTGGCACACATACACTAATAAGTACAAATGTAATAAAAGCTATAAAAGGTGGCGGTAATGTCGATACCGTATTAAATAGTAAAACAGTAACAGGCAATGGTACATCATTCTTATCACAGTTTAAAAGATTTGATACTATATGGATTACTGATTCTGAACTTACTAGATCCCATGTTATTGATACGATAACGACAGATGAATCTCTGACGCTATTTACAGGCGTTAGTGTTGCTGCAAGTACTGCTGATTATTATTACGGTACACAAGTAATGCTAAGACCAGATGGATATTCGTTACATAAATCCTTTGATGGTGGTGTTGATATTACTGCAGGTACGAGTCCAAATAGTAAAATTGTAAGACAGTCTAGAAAATATTTTAGATATCAGTCTGGTAAAGGTATTCAAAATAGTTTTGCTATTAACTTTAATCCTGCAGAAATAGTTAATGAATTAATTGTTTCGTCTGGTAATACTGCTACAGTAACAACTCCAAAAGCACACAATTTATCTGTTGGTGAGCAAGTTACGATAGAAAAAGCTGAAGTGACACAAGGAGCTAATTTGTATAACGGTACATATAATGTGTCGTCCGTGGTTAGTCCTTTTAAATTTACCTATGATATGCTTTCTGCTCCCGAACAAATAAAAGCCAGCGGTTTTCCAACATACGTTAGAAAAGAATGGCAAGATGCATTCGTTCGTGGCGGTATGTTTGATGATCAAAACGGCTTTTTCTTTGAGTTTGATGGACAACAATTGCATTGTGTGAGAAGGAGCAGTACCTTACAAATTGCTGGAAGTGTTACCGTAACTAGAGGAAGTCAAGTTATTACTGGCTCTAATACAAGCTTTACAACACAATTGAATGTTGGAAAAAATATTGTCGTAAGAGGACAATCTTATAAAATAGTAGAAATTGGATCTAATAATAGACTAATTGTTCAACCAGCGTATAAAGGAATTTCTGCAAAGAATGTTAAGTGTACTCTTACTGTAGATACAAAAACTCCTCAGTCACAATGGAATATTGATCCGTGTGATGGATCTGGACCTACTGGATACATAATAAATGTAAATAAAATTCAAATGGCATATTGTGACTATAGTTGGTATGGTGCTGGTAAAATTAGATATGGATTTAAAGATCAACATGGACATGTTGAATATGTCCATGAGTATATTCATAATAATAAAAAGAACGAATCTTATTTTAGATCTGGTAACTTACCGGGAAGATACGAGATTGAAAACGGACCTAATGCAAATGCATCACCAACACTATTTCACTTTGGTACGTCTATTATTATGGATGGTACATTTGATAATGATAAAGCGTATTTATTTACAGGTAACT